GCCAAGATGTTACGCAGATCACGATCGACGGGCAGGATGTCCTCAGTACAATACCCGACAGTGTGGTATTGAATGTTACAGCATCCGATTACGACCCAGCAAACAACAAATACGTAGCAAATATCGGCCCTGACGTACCCGATGTGGGAGGAGACCCGACTAAAACAACGGACACAGTTGCAGGGACAGCAGACGTTGATGTGGTCGATTATAACGGCAGTAGTGATTACTCTCAAACGACGCAAATATCCACATCAAGCGACGTTATTGCTATCGTTTGGACAGGCAAAGTCAAAACTGCAAATGATAATGGTTTCTACGTTGATGGAGGTTCATTGCTCGAGCTGACCATGAATGACGACGACACCGAAGATGGTTGGCGACTGTTTCGGGGGGGCAGCGATTTTGCCGTCTCTAATTCAGGCAGCGTAACGACTGATTATGTGACTTATTCACTGATTGGGCGCAACAGCGACGAGGTTGGTCTGAAAGTCAATAATAATTTGGTTGCTGGCTTTGCTGCTGGTGAATCGACCCAACAGTTGACAGGGGCAACTATCGGAGCGCGGGGTGACGGTTTTGTTGTTGGCTCCCGATTTGTTGAATACAGCATTATAGACGGTGGCACAATCGCTGATGTTGATGCCGAGGCTACTCGACAGGGCAGTGTGCATGGGACGTTTTGATACACGGTGCCTAAGTCTATCATATCATGATACATTACTAATTTACTAAACAAAACATGTTCGGCCAAAAGGATCATCCGTCCTCTCAGAAGTCGAAAGATTTTTATACCCACACTACATACTATACATAGAGCTACTATAATGCTCAACGATACATCTGTGTAATGCCTGACGACACACCAACTTGCCCAAACTGTGGCCACGACTTCACATACGAGGAGAACAACACCACCACCTCGACGAAAGAGCGATGGGAATACACTGGAACGATTCTTGCACTCGTGTCAGTGTTCTCGCTTCCGATCATTGTCCTGCTCGCAGGTCTTGGGATAGTTTCGCTTACGGCTATCAGTCAAGGATGGCTTCTGCTGTATTCCACAGTTGTGCTGATGGCAACAACCTGGACCTACGGTAAGGAGACACTCGAAGCAGTTCGACAAGCTCGATCAAGCGAGTGAATTAAACGAGCAGTGCTGTAAGCCCGACGGCGCTTGAGTCATGTGTATTCACCCAGAGGCGTTCAACTGTTGTAAAAATTTTATCAATCACTGTGACAATAAGTACCACACAGTCAACAAAGAACCGCACAATCTGCCGAGTAAGGCGCAATGGGTTATCAGAAACAGTAGTTACTATCGGCCAAAACGAGCAGAAAACCTCACGGCACCGTTCGACTAAGTTTTAGAAGAGGTGCTCGCTCCGTACATCGTTGATGTCGCTCAACACTGTTTTCAACGCATCCATATGGTCGATGAGGTTATCGCCCTTATATTCGACCATCGTCTGTCGCACGCAGTTGTGTAAGTTGTTTAGCTCAGGTTCGTCCATCGATAGCTCGACCGTTGCGCCAACACCTTCAGAGACTCGCATTTGGTCGAGCGCGTGAGTAAACGTGCTCACACCATCACGATTCGACCGAAGCATTTTGTCTCGTTGGCGCATCACTGCGTCGAAGAACGTATCGTACTCTAACGGTTCATCGAACGTGAGCGTAAAGCTGATTTCAGAATCGTTCTCACGTTCGTCAGAGACATCGCCTGAGTCGTCGTGAGCGACTTCTGAAGAGGTTTCTTCGGCTTGTCCGACGGATGGGTCATCTTCATTATGAGACCGCTCAGAATCGCTCTGAGAGACTTCTGATGCACTTGTCGAATCCGTGTCCTCAGTACCCTCTACAGCGTCGGCCACTTCTTCCGTCACAGGCTGGCTCTCTTCGACAACAGCATTCTCTTGCTCGACCGCGTTCTGCGCCTGTACAACGAGTTCGAGCGCCGTGTCCTCCGGCAGATAGCTGACCGTCTCTCCAAGTACCTTGTGGTCTGCCGATGCCACATCTTCGACAGACTCATACCCCTCTTCGTGAAGATACTCTTCTCGACTGTCGCCAACGCCATCTAAGTCTTGTAGTTCTACCATAATTGAAGTTTCGTGTTACCATACGTATTGAGCACTTATAAAAGTTTCGGTCCTCGTTTAAATACTCACCGAAAGCTTTAAGTGCCATCAGGTGGTATATCTCAACGTAACTATGTCTGGTTCGTGTGAATATTGTGGCTCTAATATTAAGTCACATAAAAAATACTGTGATAAAGATTGTTATGGAAAAGATATATCGAATAGTGTCTTTTCTACTTGTAAAACTTGTGGCAATGAGTTTGAACACGAGCCAAGCAGAGATAGAAAATATTGTTCTAAAGATTGTTTTGGTTTAAACAAAAGAAACAGAACTAAGCTACCTTGTGAGAATTGTGGAAAAGTAACAGAGTTTCAGCAGAACGAAATAAATAGAGCTGAGAACAATTTTTGTTCTCAAGAGTGCAATATAGAACATCAAAAAAATAATAAGAAAGAATGTTTGTACTGCTCTAAAGAATTTAGACCAAAAAATACTGAACAGAATTATTGCTCAAGAAAGTGTTGTGTAATTCATCTTGGCGCTCAGAGAACTCAATTTTCGCCACAAACAATCCAAACAAAAAAGATGGAAAATACGGTGGGTTTGGAGAAAACTGGATTAAGTGGAGAGATAAAATACGGGAAAGAGCTAATGAGTCATGTGAAAATTGTGGAAAAACATCTGAAGAGAATGGACGGAGCCTTTCTGTTCATCATATAGAGCCGAGATCCAATTTTATAAATAGTGAAAATAGAGCTGTCGAGGACTCTAATAACTGGCACAATTTAGTTGCACTTTGCAGGAGCTGTCACATGAAAGCAGAACACGGGGAAATTACAGTATCAAATAATGTCTGATATGAAGCTTGAACGTAGAACCACAGAAGAGGGGCGTGTATACACTGACTTCGAAGAGCTATATCTTCCGAGTGTGTCACACGTCTTAAATGAGATGCCTGAACCTGAGGGTATCAAATACTGGAAGAAAAAATACGATGGCACTGATGGGAAAACGCATTGGAGAACTATTTTGCAATATAAGGGAAATCGTGGCACACTTGTTCATTACAATTTGTTGAACGAGTTTGCCGAAGAGGATATGTTTTCGGTCGATGAGGAGAACAGCACGGAGCAACTGAAGCTTGAGGGAGATTGGTCTCGCTACAAAGATGATCTCGCTTACGCGGAGGAAGCATGGGAGCAGGTAAAGCGTATTCGTGGGATCGACGATGATGCTGTCCTAAACGTGGAATGTTTTGTCACGAATACTGGTGTCGGGTACGCCGGACAATTTGATCTCCTCTACGTCGATGATGATAGTAACGTTGTGCTGAGCGATATCAAAACATCGAACGCTGATTACGCACCCTACGAAAAACACAAGCTACAACTGACAGCATACGCAAACGCACTCGAATTAGACGTGGATATTCTCGAAGTACTGATTATTCATCCGGATAGCGAGACGTGGAAAATCTCGCACAACACTGACTGGACGGAAGATGTGGACGACCTCTGGGCAGAGTTTCGAGAGTTGCGCGACGGGATGGGCGACGTTGAAGACAGGATGCGATCTATCGCTGAAGAAGGGGTTGATGATGGATAGTAATACTATTGTACGACTTCGATATGATCTTCGATAGAATGGGCACACTCTCTCGTGATCTTAGAGACCTCGGCTATTCACGAACGGAGAGAGAATCACCGTTTGATGAGGATGGCGAACTGTGGACGAAGGGATACGAGTTAGTCTGTGATCAAACAGGTACTGTTATCAGGAACGACGACACGAACAAGTTTGAATATCGGGACGAATACACAGAGGATGATGAGGTGTATCGGTATCAAAACTCGGGGCGAGTCAAACTCTGTGGCGGATACACAGGATCATACTCGTGGGGCAGAGACGAGAATCGCTTCACGTATTAGGGCATCTCTTTGATAACGTCGTAGACCGACACTGTTTCGATTTCTCGCCCGCTCGCGTTCGCGTACTCATCCTGCCGCAAGTCTCGCAGCATTGCGATCCCGTCACCAGGACTCTTTTGCGCACTTTCGACAGGGCAATCGTAATGTGTCGGATGACCAAACGAAATGTTGCCACCACGAGTCAGGTTCGTATCAAAGTCAGACTGCTTCTCGGCCAGGAACCGCAAACTCTCCTGTAAGTCCCACGGTTTGACCAAGCGATATGTCTGTGCCTCATACCGAGTGAACTTCACTGTCAAATACGGGTAGGTCGGCACTTCCGTCATGTCCATGCCCCAATGCAGCACATCTTCCAGATCGTCGGAATCAACGACCATCCGCTTCTGTCCCGAGGTCTTTACTTCGACTGCGCGGAGGCTGCCATTATAGGGAATGAGCAAGTCGGGTAAGGGTGGACTGCTGTTGCCCGACCAGCCTGCTCGAAGTGGTATCACCTTTCCTCCAGAGGTGTTGTATATCTCTCTGGCGAGGTCGTGCTCTTTTCTGAGGCCAGCTTTTTGCCGAGACATTACACTCCTCCACAGAATGAGTTATTCATTATTATGAGAAAACTCTTGTTCGCGCTTATCGATATTTTCGGACACGACATCCATCTGATAATAGTTCGTGTCAAGGTGTGCCTCCATCTGATCAGAGTAGAGCTTGTTCGGCGGAGAGTCAGGCCCTTGCACTTCGTGAATCAAGTTCACAATGTGGTATCCATCCTGCCGAGAGTCGCTTACGGACCGTACATAACCGCCATCCACGTCGTGGAAGTAGCCGATCTGCTCACCGATGAGAACAGGGAACATTTCACCACTCTGCTCGATCTCAGCCTGCATCTCCTCGCAGAGATGCGAACGGTCGAGCGACTGGGTTTCCTTCGCTTTGACCTGAAACGAATCCATCGTATAAGCGTGTACGCGCTCCGACTATAAAAAGCTTGCGGCTATCGCTCGCTTACAGAAATGTCAGTTCCCGTGCCTTCGACAATGTAGCGGGAGTCGTGCATTGCGACAGCACCACACTTTCCAACAGTAAACTCATTGATTGTGTACGATTTATACTGTGAAAACACAAACAGTCTGTGTAGTTTATTCATCCGAACTTGTGGATCACGAAATGTCTTCAGCGAAACGGTATACTCAGACGAACTATTAACACTCACATTATTACTCGTCATCGATTGGATAGAAGTCTTGTCCACGTTTTGTTCAATAGAAAAGTCATCCACTGGCAAAAAGCGACCATCCACGACTGCGAGAAATGGACCGCGAATATCTTTTGTTTTATACATTTGAAAATATTCGACCTATCAATTTTTGCTCTTGTCAGAAAAGATTGCGTCTATATATCTATGTACTTGATAATGACAATTTTGACAAAGAGTTGTCAGATTCCTCTTTTCATACTTTTCACCACCAGCAAACACAGGTATGTTGTGATGTACGTGTAAATTCTTAGAGGAACCACACTTTAAACACTTTTCTTGATCCGAAAGTACTTCTTCTCTTATAGAAAGCCATTCTGTTCTGCTTCTCCAATCTGATCCTTCTCCTCCGTACATAGGATTGTCTTCGCCTGACTGGATTCCAAGTTCGTGCCAGTGTTTCTGTTGGCAAATGTTGTCGCAGTAATATCTTTCCTGCCCCCTATTTACTAAAGAGGGGATACGTTCATCTTCTTCCCCACAATATGAACAGATAACTTTCTCTTTTTCAGAATAGTTAGGGTTACTGTTGCCAGTTCTGTATGAGTTTTTGCATTCAACAGAACAAAAACAGTTGTCTTCCCCATCTACTTTTGCTGGTGGTCTCTTAAATACTTTTCCACACTGTTCACAGGTCTCTTTATTAGCTTCGTGTTTTCTTCCTAAATGTGTTTTAACTCCGTGTTCCGATGACTCATAATTACAATTCTCTTTTGGACAAAGCATTTTATAAAGCTTTGTGCGCGTACACGTGTTCTACTCTCCCAACCGGAATATCTACGACAAGATATTCGTCATCGTGCATTCCCTCAACACGGAACTCGTTTTCTGCGAGCGGCGGGAGGCGGTCTCCCTCGGTCGGCCCAAGCGTGACCGTAAAGTTGTGAAAGTCGTATTCGCGGTCGCTTTCAAGAACGACCATAAACTCGCCAAAGTGTTCAGCCTTTTGCTCAATTTGTTCGAGCGTGTACTCGGTGTCTGCCATTGCGATTAATAGTAGTACCTGCTATCACTTAAAGGTTTGGGTGGTTCTCGAACTCTTGTAAAATGCTTTACATATAGTGGGCCAAGCCTTGCTGCTCGCTCTCGGACACCAACTCGTCGAACTGCCATCCCATCGTGGCAGCGATGTTGTTCACAGCATCTTCTATCGTCTTTTCGGACATCTTCTCCCAGTCTATGCGAATCGCTTCGGGGATATTGCGCACGTCTTCGACGGAAAGTGCGTCCACCTCTCGGCCGACTTCTTTCATCTCTCGCTTGTTCGCATCAGCTTTGTCCTGCGGCGCGTTGAGAGAGAACTCATCGTCGTAGATATACCTCTGCGGCAACCCACTGTTCCCATCCACACGCTCGACGTAGAACATCAACGGCTTCGCGCCAGACGTGATATCCTCACCCTCGATGTAGGCAGTCGCATACCGTGCGCCACGAATGTGCGGCTGCGCCGTGTAGTACTTTATCTCACCAGTCTCATCATCCTCGGACCAGCCGTAGTCCATCGGGTCGGACGAGATGGAGGACGGAATGCCAATATTGGCAGGGTCAATCTCTCCCGCAAGCGCAGCATCGTACTGCTCTTTCAAGAAGTCTTTGACTGCACGTCTCGGCTCATCCTCACGCAAGATTCTGTGGAGGACGCCTTCCTGAACAGTGCCGGTAATCGAAGCCGTGTCGCTCCTGACAAGTTTGAATCCTTTCGTCGCAGGCTCCGGCGATTCGATAATCTCTCCCTCGTCCCACGTGACGAGCTGACTGTACTTTTTCTTGACACCATCGTCCGGGTCGTCCGATTTCAGGTCTTGCAAAAAGAAGATTGCATCGGCGTAGGACTCAATCTCTACCTCCATCTTGTGCGCACTCGGGTCATCGATGCCAAACTCCCGTGACATAAACTCGTCATACGAGTCGTTGACTGCCTCTGACGCGATGAAAAGGTCCGTCTGTGGCTTGCCGCCACGCTCCATCCGATGAAAGTCTCGCTGGATTATTTCAGGCGTTAGCTCCATCGACGGAATCGTTGTCATTACACTGTCCGTATCACCCCCAATGAGTTCAGCGTCGTTGTACCCCATCGAGTGAAGCGTGGACACGAACTCGTCCGCAGTGTGCTCTAACACCTTTCGTCCAGCGATTGTGATGCTCTCGGCCAAGCGCCAGTCGAATAGCCTGAAACCGTTTCCATAGCTGTTAGAGTCGCCAAAGACTCCGTAGAGACTGTTAGTAATTCTCTTCACAGCGTCATACTTCTTGCCCTCGCCTTTGTACTCGTACTTCATATCTACCATATCATCGACAACGTCTCGGACGAAGCCCGTCTCGACCTCAGGCTTGAGGTAGTAGATAGTCTCGGGGTCAGGGTCGCTGTCCCGCTTTTCGGAGTCAGGTCGATAGTCGATGTAGGCGGAGTACACGTCTTGCGCAGAGTAGCCATCGGCACGCACTTCGGCGAGTGACTCGTAAATCGTCTCGGGAGAGACGTTCAGCGACCACATAAGGTACGGGTAGAGAGAGGCCAAATCTGGGTACACAACGTTCTCATGCTTGCCGGGAGACGGATTGAACACCTTTGCGCCATAGTACCAGCCTCGCTCCGGCTCCATCGATGTCGGCAGTGCGATTCCGCGAGACTTCGACTGCCGTAAGAAGAGCACATCGATGATTCCGATATTGGAATCTGCAGCCTCGGAATACGTACAGCCCGCCACTGACCGGATGTTGTCGTACAGTTCGAGCACTTCTTGTGCCTGCTCGATTTCTACAACGGCACTCACGTCACGGATGTTGTACTCCATGAACTCGACCGGATTGTGAAGCCACCCCTCGTCCAAGTCGGCAATGTCTTCTTTTCCCTGTCCAAGTTCCTCTTGTGCAATGTACTCAAGACCGTAGCTCCGTTTCTCGTGAATCTGTGTCTTCTTGTACGCCTGTAGCATGTCGAACATTTCACGACCACCGACGACAGGCGCACCTCTGTTCGAAACAAATATGCGACCATTCTCGTAGGTCAGGTCTTGGTACGACCACTCGTTGATGACATCCGCCCGATTGATGAGATACGGATAGTCGAAGCCGGAGCCAATGTCGTTGCGAGAGCTGTTCCATCCTGTCAACAGGTCGGGGTCCGTCGAATCGACAAACTCGAAGTAGTCTGCCAAGAGGCGGTTCTCCGACCCGTAGACCTCGACCGAAATAGAGTCATCGTCCACGCCATCGGGCGAGCGCCAGTCCAACTCCTCTGGCCACGAATGAGACTCTCCTTCCGTCACGAACTTCGGACTAAGGACACCACAGAAGTACGTGTCCTGATAGGAGTCGTGTGCCGTAATCGCAGTAACCGGCTTCTGTGGATTCATCGTGTCAGGGAACTCGCCGCCGGACCAGACCTCGATATCGACAGTGTGCATCCTCGGACTGATATCAGGGCACTCCTCCTCCGACAGGGCCTCGATTTCGTCAACGTGAACACGGCTCTCACCTTCGGGCACGGACAGCCCTCTGTCAATGCCTGTATCGACAAGAAAACGATTCGTGAAGAACACGTCAGCCTCACCGTGCCAGTCGAAGAAGTCGCGCAGCTTACTGACTTGTGACGGCTTCACTGTGTAAATACGGACGCACTTTTCTTCATCGAGACGGCTTCGTGGCGCTTCATCGACAGGCTCGACCGAACCATTCATACGAGTCACTTCGTCAAGAATATCGCGCCTCGCCCGAACGGAGCGAACCATCGACTCTTGTAGAATGTCGTCCTGCTTGTCGAGAAACTCCTGTTCAGTCACATAGAACGAGGGATAAAAACCCTCAACTGTGACGAAGCGCCGCTTCCCGTTCTCGTCTCGGCAGAATAGCTCGACGACAGGCTCGTCGATAAAGTTGCCATCGCTCTCGATGGAATACTCAAGCGTAATTAGTTTGAGTTTTTCCCGACCACT